TCCATTCTTTTCAATATTTCAAAAACCATTTCAGATGGTAACATATTCATATTCATATTTTCCATATTCTGATTCATATCCATACTACCCGGAATTTAGTTTGAAAGTTTAATATAAATTTCATTTTTTTATAAATTCTTTTATTGATTATTAATATATACAATATATATTAATAATTTTTTTACATATATACAATTTTTTTATTTTTTAATATCCATAAGTTTCTTTATCCCTAGGGAGTTTTTTTCTTTCAGTAAGTAAATCCCACGAGTTATTTTTCCTTTTAAAAACATATATTCTTTTTGTAGTATTTGTAAACAATCCATGTATAGTATTTAAAAAATCCGTACATCTTTTTCCATTACATGTAAAATACATAGAATTTGAACCTTTACCACAACATCCGCACCAATACTTAAAACATTCGTGGCATTCATCAGAATTTGGGTAACATTTGTCATATGAACGATGACAATACCTGGAACATTCCAAAAGAACACATTTTGGAGTATTATTTATATTTTCATATAAATCACCGTTAATTTCTATCCATGTTATTTTATCTATTTTAGAAAAGACACTTGACATACGATCTCTATGATAATCAAAATCCGTCCAGAATTTTTTAAGTAAATTATTCAGTACAAGATTGTAATTATATTTATTCATATATTCTTCGAAATCCATATTCTTTGACATATTCACCCAAATTTGTTTAATTTGTATATCCAAAAAATCAATTTTATTCGTAACCATATTTTGTTTTTAATTCTTGTACTAGTTCTACATATTTTTTTTTAGCCATATTTTTACTTAACATTCTATTTTCATACCAGACATTCCATTTGGAATATGTAGTTGGATTGAATATCGAAGGTTTTGGTTCATTATTAGTACCTAAAGTACTTTGTTTATAAAGACCATATAATTTTAGAAGATCTTTATCTGAAGGTTTTTTAGATAATTTTTTAACTTCTTCAGCCGCGATATTAAAATCTTGTTCTAAACTCATTTTATTAATAAAACAAATATTTAAATAAAAATGAAAAAATATTCTAAGTCCTAGATACATATTAGGATGTTGTGTAATACAGTTATTGCAAGTTGGAATATTAATAGTATTAGAAATAAGATTGAATCTGTGAATTTATTTTTGAATAACGAACAACCTGACATACTTTTCTTATCTGAAACTAAACTTACCACAAAAATTCAGGACAGCGTTTCGTCTAAAATTGATAAAAATTATAATTCTATCTGGAATACTAACAAGACAAGTCATTGGCATGGTACTTGTATAATTTATAAAAAAGATATATTTAAAGAGGTCAATACATTATCTTTACAACTTGAGTCAATAAGTAAAAAGTACAAAACAGAAAGTACTTCAAAAACTTCAAAAAGAATCAATGAAACTACTGAAGAAGATATTGATAAAGATACGGATAAAGCACATAACACTGAAGGAAGAATTATTTTATGTGAGTTTGTACTAAAAAATGATAATAAATTTGTATTATTGGGTACATATTCGCCAAATTCAGGAGTTGATAGAAAAAATCCTTTAAAGAGATTGGCATATAGAACTTTGAGATGGGATTATGACATATATCATACATTGAATGAATTAAAAAAGAGTTATGACAATATAGTATGGGTTGGAGATCTAAATGTTGCAAGAAGAGATAATGATATATCATATAAGATAATAATAGCAGGAACGACACAAGAAGAGAGAGAAAACTTTGAAAACTTTATTACAAATGATAAATGGATAGATACATTTGATAAAATGAACGAAGATGATCTGTTGTATATAGATGATAGATGTACATATGGTTATGGAAATAAGTTACAATTAAGATTGGATTATATTATATGTTCTGAAAAAATGGAAGAAAATATTGAATATTCTAAAATTTTGTATGAATCTTCAAATCCAGATGAGTTTATAGATTATTCAGAAGTAAGCGATCACTTACCGATTATCGCAAAATTTGTTTTGTAAGTTATTCTTATATCAATTATTTAAAAATTAATTTATATTATATTAAATAATATAAATTATGTTAAGTATTAGTTACACAACTTATGAAGATGAATATCACTTTAATTTTAATTTAGATAATACAGAAATGATATTTGCTATAAAAGACGCTAATATATTAAAGTTTTTAGAATTTATCGAGAAATCTTTTAATAGTCCGTTTGAATCTTATTTTGAAGAAGATATTAACAATCTTAAATTACATACAAATGAAGATATTTTAAGTATTTCATATAATGATATTCATTTTGAAGTGAAATATAATAATGAAATATTAAAATCTTTAGAAAATTTACATAAAGAATTTCAAATGTTCCCGCAACCTTTAAAAGTCAATGATAATATAAAAGATGAACTTACTGAATATATTATTATAAATTATGATTAATGATGCGTTTTTTAAACGTATAATACGTTTAAAAATATTATAAATATATTTTTTAATTAAATTCTCATAGGCGTAAGATACTCTATAAAAAGTTGATCTGTCTGTTCTTCTTGTATAAATTTTTCGTATTTATTAAAAACAACTTGTCGATACTTCTCATTTTCCTGCAATAAAGAATAACCAAAAGGTGTATTTAATATAGAAAATACGGTTAAAATTATAATTTTTCTTTTAACTATATTAGAAGTTTCTTGAACTTTTTCTAATAATTTTTTAATATTTTGTATTTTTTCGGACCTGTTTATATTTGGATCTGTGAATGTATTACAAACATCTACTAATTCTATTGATTCATATGATGTAAATAATTCATATTCAAGTTGAACATATCCTTGAAATTGTAAATATTCTGTTATCAACATGTTCCGGTATATTGCATTTAAAAACTTTATAATTATTCAATTTTTTATAAAATAATATGTAAGTTTAAATAAAAATGAGTACATTAATTAATGAAATAGCAAATTTTAATTTTAATTTATATTCAAAAGCGTATAACATACCATTATCTAGTTTTCCGACTGCTTCAATATTGCAAAATTATCCTACTAATGTATATTTAACGTACTTGGATAATGATGGAAATCAACTAGCAGTATCATGGAATAATAATTTCAGTATTATATGGCAAAAAAATGGAAATAATGATTTTTGGAAAATTATATATTATATTACAGATAATGAAACTGACCAAATATTTCCAAAGTTCAAAGTTCGATATTTATACAGTTATAATAATTGCAAGTATATATTTATTGCATTTGTTGATATAACAAATAAATATGCAGTTTTAAGATCAGATAATTATGGGGATAGTTTTGTAAATATAACAAGTACAATAAATACTATGAGAAATGGTTATACTAGTATAAAATATTCTTTAAAAGATAAATATATTTATGAAGCAATATTATCAGATAATTTTTTTTATATTTTTCAATATGATATAACTTTAAATCAAATGACTGAATATAATAGATATATTTCATTAGTAGATCAAAAAAATTCTCTTAGTTTATATGATGGTTTATCATTTTTTGATATAGATCCGACTGGTAATACAATGATTGTTGGAATATATCAATCATGGAGTTCTATAGGTAATGGTGGTATATTTTATACTTTTGATATAATCAATAGTCCACCGATTATTACGAATCTATTACCAGGATATTATTATAACAATGATATAAAATTACCAGAAAACTTTCAATGTTGTGTATCAAATGATGGTTCTTCTATATTATATTATGATGGAAATCCTATTGTCCCTAAATTAGTAACTAAAACAAGTACTATTTCTTTAAATATATTACCATGTTTTTATGGTATTGGTAAACTTATGTTTACAAATACAAATAACATTGTATTATCAGTTTTTAATAATGATAAAACATGTGAAAATATGTACACAACAAATAATAGAAAAATTTATCTAATATATAACGGATTTGTATCTCTAAATAACTTAAATTATTATTTATATTGCAATTCTAATATAACATATTATGGTTCTTTAGAAAATCAAGATATAAAAGTTTTATCATCAAATATAAACCTAGAAAAAATAAATACTTATCTTACAAAACCCAAAACAGAATTTTATTTTTATAATGACGGTGTAATTGATTTAACTTTTGATGGTATTAGTGTTTTAAAAACCGGAATACCAAGCGATGATAGTTCTGTTTTTGTAAAACCAATAAAAAATATTACTATATTTGATAAATTATTTCCTAAAGTTTTATTATTTAATAATGATAATTTTTATATTATTTCTGTAGATTCTAATAATAATTTAACTTTAATTTTAAATTTAATGAATACTCCTGAATATAATTCGTGGTGCAGACAAAATTGTAGTATGAATTCTAATCAGGAATGTACAAATTTAGAAATATGTTTAAAACAATATAAGAATTATTGTAATTTCATAAAGAATTATGCGACAAATACAAAATATCCAGAACAATATGATCAAACAGATCCACGTTGTCTTTGCATAGATACTAAGAGTTTAGTAGATAATTATTTTAAGGAATATAGCACGCAGGTTCAAAACACAATGTTAGGTAATGGCAATTGTGTTAGTGAAAAATGTACATATATAAGAAATGACACTTTTCAAGGTGAACCCTCTTTTCCTATTAATTATACAGATGTTAACTGTGCTCAGAAAAAATTTATAATTTGCAATACAACAATAGAGGCTGGAGGAAATGTTAATATCAATGGATTTTTAAATATACTTCAAAATTGCGGTGATAACAGTAGTATAAATATTACAAATCCAAATTATAAAACTACTACGCCTATTACAATTAAACCTAATAATTATAACATATTATTGATTATATTTGGTATTTTAGGCGGAATATTCTTGATATTTTTAGTAATTAAGATAATTAAGACAAAGAGATTATCATACCGGTAGCTTGAGATGGTAATAAAGTAGTACTATTTGAAGTAATATATCCAAATATATTTGAATATGCTGAAGGTGGTATAAGTAGTTTTATTGTATCTGTGCATTTAGTTATATTCACACCACCAAAATACATAATCTCAATACTATAATTTAGATTATTTATTTCAATTTGTATACTTGAAGGGATAAATGCAATATTATAATCAAAAGGTATAGGCGTATTATTGTCATCTCTACAACTAAAATTATTAAAACTAATAAAATACATTCCAGGAAATCCTTTAGGTGCTTGAGAAATTAAATTAACAGAAGACTGCGAAGAACCATTAGAAAAATTTATTTTTAAAGTATTACCACCAACTGGTGTAGTAATTATATAAGCTTCATTTGGATACATTTTAAAACTTATATCTGTGTTTGTCAATTTAACATCATATCCATTTAAAGTTAATGTAAAATTGTCATTAGAATTTATTGGAACATTTGGAAAATTACTCAAATATAACACGTCTTGTGGATTATTTTTTCTTAGTTCTGTTGTGTATGTATATGAATTTACTGTAATTGTAATAGTTTTTGGCGAATTATCAGTTACAAAAGTACTTTGATTAATAATAATTGTTAAATCTGTTAAAAATCCAGAAATTCCAGGTTGTCCTAAATTATATGTATTAGTATTTAAATTATTAGATTCTGTACATGTTGTACAATAACTTCCAGATGTTATTAATTTTTTTGTAATTTGCGAGTTATCAGGAATAACTTTTATCACTGTAACAGAATTAGTTAAATTAAAATTTTTACCATTTAAAATTAAAACTATATTATCATTAAAATTTACACGTACATTAGAGTCCATTTGCATATTAATAAAAGTACTACCTACAGCCCATGTAATAATTTTAATATTTGAATCAAATATTATACGAGACCCATCTGATGATACAATTTGTAAACGATAAGTAGGCAAACTTCCAGATTGAAAACTTGTACTATTTACAGTAGAAAAGAAAGATATATTTTTAAAAGTGCCATTAATTCCTACTTTCCCGATAGTAAATGATGATGTAGTAGCAACATCTGCATTTATTGAATAATCATTTTTTTGATTATACTGTATACTTAATAAGTTTGGGTTTTCGGTTGTTGTACTTATTGGTGTAGTCGTTGTAATTGTACTTGCATTAGATGTTGTATTCGGTATATTTGTTGTTGTAATTGTACTTGCATTAGATGTTGTATTCGGTATATTTGTTGTTGTAGTTTCTTGAATATTTGGAGTTGTTGTAACTGTAGAATTAGGTTTTTTAGTTAAAAAGTATACTGTTAAGCTAACGATAATAATAACTGCGCAAGATATTGAAAATATTAATAGTTTTCCCATTTATTCTAAAAATAATTTTATTTAACAAAAATTATTTTTATTTAACAAAAATTTTATATAATAAAAACATGAATGCTAATCCTGCGATGGCATAAGCAATAATTTGTATTGTACTTGTCGTAACTTTATTGGCAGCAATCGCATCTGCGTTAGCTTTTCCTAAGGCAGCAACAAGAGCTTCTGCACCTGCAGATTCTCCTTCAGTTTTTGCTTTTTGTAATGCTGACCCGACGATTTGTGCAGATGCTGCTAATCCAGCGGAAATTGCATCGCTCATTATCATAGATGTTATAACATTTGTTACAATATTTTGATCTATAGTGACAAATTCTAAGTTTATACTTCCTGGAGCTGTAATTAAAAGTGTATTTCCATTTATAACTCTGCTTTTAACTTCAGAAACTTTATTATTTATTGCAGAAGAC